AAGCTGTCATACAGGTTGTCTTCCATTGCTTCTTCGGTAACCGAGAAGCCCATTGCAACAGTCTCGTGGTTGTAACGAGCGGTCCATGCTTCTTGTGCGTTGTCGTACGAGATAGCCTGACCTTCGTTCTTAACCGGCGCAGCGCCGAAGCCCGAAAGCTTGGTTTCTTCTTCAAACGAGCGCTCAGAGGTTTCCGTTTCGTAGATCTCTTTGTGCTCCTCGCCATAGCGAGCATACTCAAGGCCAAACAGGGCGTTAAGACCCGGCAACAGCTCTTTAAGTAGTTGGGCGCGTGAAATAGCCATGATTTACTCCTTAGACGCCAGTGGCGATCAAATAGCTGTGGTAACCGAAGTTCCAGCCAACGATCACTTCTGGGAAGCCAACAAACGACACGCTTGCGCCAGAAGTGGCGGTCACTGCCGAACTAACAGTGATAGTCGAAGTGCTAGTAACAACGCCCGTAACATACAAGTTAGAGAGCGTTGGGAACGGTGCGGTGCTTGCGCCCGAATAAACCGTACCACCAATTGTCACCGCCATACCCGGCTGAATACCGGTTGTAGAAGCAACGGTAAAAGTGGTTGCGTTCGATGGGCTGCTGGTCAACGTGGTTGCAACCGTAACGGCTGTTTCCTGCACCAACTGAACAACACGCAAGCAAGGTGCCGTGCCGGAGCCGGTACCAACCGTTTGAACGATGTTCCCAGCTACCGAGCTAGACACAGTGGGGTTACCACCAGAGACGCCCATTGCCGAGTTACCAGTCGTCGTGCTGCCGGAGTTACCAGCGACGAGGAACGCATCCGTACCAACGAACCGAGGCGACATGTAGCCAACCGTCGTGCTGGTGTTAGCTTGCGTATTAGCCGAGCCTTGAGCCTGAGCCAAAACACATGCCTTGAACAGCGCGGTGGGGTTGTCCAACACATAAGCAACCATGCCCGACTGGTTGGTACTAGCTGGATAATACTGGCCTTGCAAATTGCCATAGACAGGCGGAGTACCGGGGTACTGTGCGCCCAAGAACACGCCAACAATAGCGCCAGCCGAAACAGCCGAAGCAGAGTTAGCGTTGTAAGAGGTGATGACTGCATTACCACCGGACAGACCAACAACGTCACCGTTGAAAATGTTCGTACCGTAGTTTTGTGCAATCGGAATCATCCGAGTCGACCCGGAGAACGGAATACCGCCCATCAGGTTGATCGGTACCAGCCCGTAAGGGCCATTAATGGTCGGGTAAGCCATTTAAAGCTCCTAAAAATTAATTACCTTTACCAAAACTCACCTCAGATCGCCGCTCTTTGAATAGAGGCATCTTTGGATTGTTTTCGCGCATGAAATGACTATCAATCGAATTCATCTGCCCATCGGTTTGCTTCTGATAGAAATCATTCCGTTGTTGGACAAATTCACTAGGCGTTTTGCAGAGCATCAATCCGCCGATTACGATGTTATCTTTGAAACGGGCATCCGCATCGCCGTAAACATGAACTTCAGGATGATCCGCCGCACGCACAGGCTCCCATCCTTCGCGGAGCTTTGCGGAAATATTAGTAGGGTCGTTTTGGCCGAGGGTTGAAATGCGAACCCAGCGATATGCCCAACCGTCTTGCGGTTTGGGATCGGGCAACAACGTGGGCGGTGCCCATTGCTTTGGTCGCTCCGCAGATGCGCGGGAAGCAACGTCACGGTCTTCACGTAGTTGAGCAGTCAATTTATTTTCAGCCATTTTCACGTTCCTTTTTCATTTCCAATGCAACTTGCTTGGCATATAGGTCAAGCGGGATTCCAAGGCGTTTAGCGAGTGATACCTGACTTTGCTTCAGTACGACTTTCTTTGGCGCGGTACTTCGGGTTGCCGGTGCTACTACATTAGATCGCTTTGGGTTGCTTGAAAACTTTTCTGGGAATTTCTCACGCATACGGGAATCAATCCGCTCGTAATATGCGTCAGACCGAGGATCAATCCCTTCCTCGTCGACTAGCCTCTCGTGCACTGCGAGAGCGAAGCCAGTCATTTCCCGGTCTTGATTGAACCAGCCATTACGTTCTTTCCAACGCAGAGCTTTTTCATCGACCGGCACCTCTCTCGCAGGGGGTGGAGGTGTAGGTACGTTTTGTACAGGATTTTTAGTTTCTTGTAAAGCTCTTTGTCGTGCAATCTCAATGCGGTCAGTTTTTAACTTAGCCGCAGTAATAGCTTCTTGTGCATCCACCAACGCATCCGAATTACCGGCTTCGTAGGCTTCTTTATACGCACGTTTAGCTTCCGCCATTTCTCTCGCAGCTACGGTAGCTGCTTGATCTAGGATGAGCTTTTGGCTATTACCCGCGTTGCTTTTTAGCGACTCATTCTCAGCAAGGATGCGCTGAGCTATTGATACCGCTTCCTGAAGCTCACGCTCAGCACGTTCTTTGGCTCGCCGTTCTTCGTGCCTAGCCTTGCTAAGATGCGCTAATCGGTCGCGTAGTTTGACATCTTTATACTTAGAAAGCTCTTCTTCGGTCACATCGTCAGGCTGTTCCACCATCGGTTTGCGACCACGGTCTTCTTCCGGGGTATCGTCTACAACTTCGACTTTTACATCGTCGTCGTTTGGTTCGACCTCAAACTCAACTTTGTCGCCGCCTTTAGCGTCAATTTCAGTTTCGTCTGGAAATTTAAATTCACTCATATCAACTCCTTAATTTACGCGACCAATACCGCGTGGATCTTCAACAACCGCCTCAACGGAGTCGTCGTTAATCAAACGAAACTCTCGCCCATGGATCTTGAACCGGGTACCGGTGTTAGCACGGCACATGATGAAGTCGCCTTTCTTGCACCACGGACCCGTAGGGAATCGGGTTTCATCCGTGTATGCCATATCGCCAAGCTCAACCACAAACAGCACGTTGGATAAAAGCTGTTCGTGATACACAACTTGAGAGGGCTTAATAATCCCGCTTTCAAACTCTTCGTCGATGTCCGGCAGAGTTACAAGAATCTTGTAGCCCTTGGGTATCGGAAGCTGTTTGGCTTTTTCTTCTTCGCTTTTGTTAAGCACAAGCGACAGATCTACAATGTCATTCATCATGTTCCTTCATTCGGTCAAAAAGGTCTTCAAGGTCTTGTTGCGCTTGGAGTAGACCTTTAACAACTCCAACCGCTTCGCGGTACTCTGCAAAATCTTTAGCCCCACCGCTACCTAAGAAATCGGATATGATCTCTCGCCTGTTGTGGTTGCGCTCTAGTAGATAGCGGTATATCCGTTCGTCCATTTAGCCCCCCTGTGGTTTATTGCGCGGCTGCGCAAGTTGTGCGGCACGAATATGTGCGTCGACACCAATCCGATCACGCTCAAGCTGGAGTTTCTGCTCAGCAAGCTGCGCATCAGCCTGATTCTTCTGCGCTTTGAGCTGAACTTCCTGCTGCTTAATCTGCAGCTCTTGCTGCTGCATCTGAATGAGCGGATCTTGCGCCACTTGCTGCGCCTGCTGCTGCGCCGCCTGACCTTGGTGAATCTGAAGTAGCTGCTCACTAGCCTGCGCGACCAACCGTGACAACTGCACCTCCATATCTGGCGGCATATCTGCATCAGGCTCGGGCATAGACACGCCCATCCGATCCTCGATCTGTTTGCGATACGCGAACCCTAAGTGCTCGGCAATATGCGCCTGCGCCGCCGCCATTAACATCTGAGCCTGTGGGTTCTGGCCCATTTGTTTTGCAATCATCGGGTCCTGCATGAACGCGTTGTGCGCCGCAATATGCGCGTCGTGGTCTTGATAAATAAATGCTTTTACCGGCTTGCCCTTGATAATCGCCATGTTCTCGCTGATCGGATCGCGTGGCTTCTGATCGTCTTCAACCGGAACCAGCTTATCTGCGTTCTTGATACCCAGAATTTCGATCATCTGGCGGTGCAACTGAGGCAAGTCGTAGATTTGCGGAGCAGTAGACGCTAACTGCATAACCGCTTGATACTGCATGATGCGCTGCGCCATCGTGCTGCTGTTCGGGTCGCTAACCGGAATGACCTCCACCATGTCATAATCGGCCTGCTTAATCTGGCGGTCTTTGGTAAAGTCCGGCTCGTAAGCGTACTCCGTAGGCGTATAGTCGCGGATGATGTCGCGCAGGAGCTTAAACTCCTCCTTCATCGAGTAATGCACCCGTGCCTGCACGGCAGACATGGTTTTGAGCGTGCGCTCAAGTAGCGCCAGCGTAGTCCCGACCGGTGCGTTAGCACTCATGTCGGAGATGTTCATATCGCTGATCGCTCCGAGCCTACGGCCTTCTTCTGTAATCTTATCTAGCAGCGTCGCCAGAACCTGACTAGGTTCTTTGTACGGCATCGTCATTACGTTGTCTTTGATCGTGCCGCTAGGTACGTCTACGTCACGGAACTCACCCGGAGCAATCGGCGTATCGTCGCCCTTGATTCGCAACCCGCGAGACTTCAGCCCTCCGGGAAGGTTAGATAAAGTGCCTGCATCGACAAGCTGACGAATAAGAGAAGTTCCAGCACGAGCATAGCCGCCAATAATATGGATAAGGCCCATGCCATACACCCCAAACCCCGGGATGTAGTTGTATTGGACGAAATGTTGTCGTTTGAGTTTGCGCTCATCGTCCGGGTTCCAATTTCTACGGATAGCCAGAATTGTTTGAGTCCCGCGTTCGTACGTAATTACATACGGCAGCGCAATATCATCAGGGTCTTCGTATCCCGGTAAGTTGTAATCGATATGCACCTCGCACACCTGATACCGGTCATCATCCGTTATCGAATATCCCTGTTCATCAGCTTTTTTCTTCTCAATATCCGTCGCAATACTCACAGGGTCGTCAAGATCGACGTCCCGATAAAATCCTGCTACCTGCAACTTCCTGATATCGTTTTTAGTCTTGCGCATCATGTGCGTGACGCGCTCGGAGGTCTGCAAGTTAGACGCCCCGTACGGCATGATCAGGTCTTCGGCTGATACGTATATAGATACCTGCCGCCCCAGAGCCGGGTCGTAATACACCTTTTTAAATGCTGCACCGGCAAGTCCAAGGCTAAACAGCATCCGCTCGTGTTCGGAGCGATACTCGGACATACGCTCGGTAAGCTGATAGTTCATGTCATTCTTGACACGTTCCGCAGCTTCTTCTTTCATTTTGTTTATGGCACCGACAATCTGGGTCTTGACAGGCCCCGCAGCGGGGAATGTTTCCATGATCGTCTCGGCCTGAAAGCGAATAGCCGCCTCAGTTAGCACAGTAGAGAACACGCCACACGCGCCGTCCCACGGCTCGGTGCGCTGTTCGTACTTCAGCCCTAGCACTTCCAAACCCTTGACATACGTATCAGCCCAGTCTTTGCGACTATTAATGTCTGCCGTTACTAGCCCGTCTAAGTCATCTGCAAGGTTCGCAAGTTCCGACTCGTCCATATCTTCAGCAAGATTGGCATCAAAGTCATCGCCGACTGTAGTCTCTTCTTCTAGGACAATAGTGACATCACCGCCCTCGTCAGGCAGTGCGCCATCATCCTCGATTTGTATCTCAATCGAGTCCGCACCATCAGGAGTAGTCATGTTAAACGGATCATCCTGATAGAGTGACTTGTCAAAATTTGTAGCCATTATTTAACCTTTTCGTAATTAGTAGTAAGCAGAGTTACGGCGCGATTTAAAGTATTGCTCTTCGTCAGGAGCATCGGACGGCAACCGGATAAACCCACCTTGCCGAAACCGCATGAGCGCCATAACAGTCGAGTCAACCAAGTCATCGTGGCTGACAAACGGGAATCCTGCAATCTCTTCTACAACTTCTTCCGCCCAACGCGTCTCAGGCACCCATACCAGCCCTGACTGAACGATATCTGCTACCGAGTTAAGCCTAGCCATTTTGTCGCCCGTGCCTCGGTGCGGCGTGTATTCCTGCACGATCATGCCCATGCGCCGCAGCTCCTGATATAACTGCGTGCCGGCAGACTTCTTCTCCACGATAAACGCGTCCGGTTGCCACTCCTTGTATTCCCGCATGGCTAACGTCTTTAGCTCCGGAAACTCCACGCGTTTCTTTATCGCGTTAAGCAGGATGATGTGGTTCTCGTTCTTATCTTCATTGAAGAACACACCCCATACCGTGATAGCCGTAAAGTCGGCACGGTTGTGACTCTCTGCCGCAGCGTCTAAAGACATTATGAGATATTCACAAGAGGGCGGCTTTTCACGTGTCCACGTGTTCCACCATTCTCTCTTAACCACCGCAGCTTCTTCTGCGGTCGGATTCTGCTGATACTGCGCGTTCCACTGGAACACCGGCATCGACGCCTTGGTGCGCAGCAGCGCAGGCATATCGAAAAACTCAGGCCAAAGCGGCTTCTGAACCGTAACGCCGTCTTTTTCTATATCCAAGATAGCCGGAAACTCGACAACCTCGTACTTATCTGCACCCTCGTTGTTGATCATATCGCGCAACAGACGCCCCGTCAGGTCGTCCAAGTGCCAGCGAGTTTGAACAACTGCTATGCGACCCCCGGGCATCAACCGGGTCCGAGCACCAAACGTAAACCACTCGTATGCTTTGTCGAATACATCGAGGTTTCCGTTGATGATGTCCTGCTCGTTGTGCGGATCGTCAACTAACAATAGATCTGCGCCCCGGCCTGCAAGCGCGGAACCCACACCACACGCAAAATATTCCCCCCCGACGTTAGTATTCCACCGACCTGCAGACTTTGAATCAGCGGCAAGGTTTACCGTTGGAAATATTTGCCGGTATAGATCCGCATCAATCAGATTTCGCACCTTCCGGCCAAAGTCCACCGCCAGATCCGTGGTGTGTGACACCATAAGAACTTTCTTGGTGGGGTACTTTCCTATAAACCATGCAGGGAAGTAGATACTGACTAGCTGACTTTTGCCGTGCCGAGGCGGCATGTTCACGCAGATCCTATCTTCTTTACCTTCGGCAATCTGCATCAACAAATTTGCCAGAATCCGGTGGTGTTTTCCGACTTTATAGTCGGGTTGCATGTGTTTGCAGAACTCAATCAAGTCATCACTGCACGCTTGCGCATAGCGACGGCGTTCCAGCGTTTCTGCAATCTCATAAACCTCTTGTTGCTCGTATTCATCAAGCTGATCAATGTTTTCCAACAGCAGATCGATATCTGCATCGGTCATATCATCGAGATTAACGGCGCTTAGCACGGTCACAGCCCGAGTTCTTCTTCTACATTTATATTTTGCAGGGGCGCAGGGGCTTCTACGTCAATAATCGCGTCCGAAGCCTCTTCTTTCGCCACTTTTGAGCGCAATTTTTGCAGTTTTTCCCGCAAACTAAGCTTCAAATCGTCCGTAGAACGGTGCGTAACGACAACTTCCGAGCGTTCCGTGAACAAACCTACGTCAGACATCTTGCCCAACAGCTCTAAAGCACGGATTCGCACCCTCGCATCGGGGTTTTCCGTCTCAATTAGCAGCTTATTAGTGACTAAATGCCGAACTTGGACCGCATTTTTAACAACCGCCCGCCCAAACTCCGAAAGAAGCTCGTTGACCTGAAAGACTGCAGCAGGTGAAATCGATGAAAACTTTTGCGTGTCGAGACTTTTGTTAGTCTTGGTTTCGTCTTCTGCAAACGAATCAATAATAGCCGCAACTGTATCGGCGTCAGTGGGCGTTTCGTCGAACACTTCTGGTGGTAATCCATTTACAGCTAGGTGTTCAAGCGTTTTGCAGGCGGCAGCGGCGCGTTCACGCAACTCCGGATAAGGAATATCGTCGGGCGGCAGCGGCACGCCCACGTCTGGTGTGCAAAGCAGAGTCATATTGTGTGGTCGCAGATGCAAGAAGCACCGAAGGAAAACACAATACCATATAAAAAATAAAAATTGCAAGGGGCATGGAACCAAAACATAAGGGGGGCCTTCTTTTTATTGAGGGGGGTGGGGTCTAATGTAGCCAAAACTAAAAAATAAAGCATCGTTTGTGGGGAATAGCAATATAGAGCAGCCATGGGACCCAATGCCATAAGTGGGGGGCCGGGGCACGGTGGGGTCGCCGCCAGCCGGAACGCGTTCGATGCTCGATCATGCTGCGCGCTATGATGATGCCACGCGCTACAATCATTCTGTTCTGTGTTACGTTTCCCTGGTAGCGTGTTACCAGTTATAAAGCGTTATAACTCGTTGCCACGTGTTGACACTGATTGATAGTTGGGGTATCCTTTGCTTGTCGGGTTTTGTGGTGTCAGTCGATACCGGCCCGACGTGAGGTAAACGACGTGAATGCAATCGAATCTATGGTCCAGACCCAAATCGCAACCAACCACAGCGCCGCTGGCGCGCTGGCTCTCCCGTCCGGGTTCGGCGCTGTTTGTGCGGACGCGCTGCGCAAATCGAATGACGCTGACAAAGCAGTCGAAGCATCGAAGGGCAAGTGGGTTGCATTGTCCGAAGTTCTGTTCGATGCCGAATGGCGCGTCGCGTCGCTGGACGGTAAGACGCTGGTAGGTAAACAGAACCGGCAAACCTTGCGCGACGGGATGATTGCATCATGGCCTAACGCGAAAGAGCGTGCGCAACTGCTTGCTGATCCTAAGACGCTTGACGATGACGTGAAGAAACGAGTCAAGACGATTCGGCAAGGGTTCGGCGCGAAGTTCGCGTTGATCGAAAAATACCTTGCAGAACTTGAAGCCGAAGGCGCTGAGGAAACCGAAACCGAAACCAAGTCGCCAGTCGACAAACTGCGCAAGGCGATTGAATCGGCCGTTAAGTACGCCGGCAAGCTTGACGGTTTGCAAGACGCTGCGGGGAAGCCAGTCGACTTGGTCATCCTGACCAACGAACTTAAGGCGATCTTAGGTCGCCTACCAGTCTGACCTATAACCCTTTACTGAACGGTCCCGGGAAACCGGGATCGCATGCAACATGCAATCGAAAGTAATGAATGCGACGGGCGCATACGGGCGCAAAGCTAAGTTAACGGACTATGTTGACGGACGCGACTTCAAATTGGTCAACGGCCCCTATTTTTCAATTCGTGACGAAAACCGACTTCGCAAGGAAGGGTACACTGAAATCCGTTTTTACGCTAACGCGATGAATTGCGCATGGGATGACCGAGAGTTTGACGTCCAGCTATAAGCAACCCGCTCCGCTCAGCCCCGCAGATTTCGGTCTGCGGGGTTTTTTTTTGTGCCCGCGTTTTCCGCGCGGCTTTGATAGTAGTTCCAGTGAGTGGCGTGGCGCGTCATGCAGCGGAGCGCCCGGTTATAAAGCTTTATAACTCGTTTTTGATAGTAGTTTCCATGAGCGGCGGGGCGTGCCGCGCGTTCTATAGTTCAGCGTGATTAAATTTTGACCGTTCCAATGTTCGGTTGTTCTAATGTTCGATCGTTCGGTAAATCGATCGTACGGTCCAAACACAGAATCCTGCTGTTTTGGTGTGTTGAATGTTCGGCCGTGTAGCCAAGTTGCAGGAACAAAAGGTACGACGTCAGGCGATTGCAACCGTCGAGATCACATTGCAACGGGTATCTAAAAGTATCTAAATCTATGTATCAAATAAGAGTAAAAGGTATCTAAAAGTATCTAGAAGTATGTGTAGCCAATGTTCGGTCAAAAAAAGGGTGGATAGCCAGAAAACGCCTTTTTCAACACACCATATTATGTTAGCCACGTGATTTTTCTTTCCTACAGCGCTTTTAGCCTTCGAACATTGGCTACATTGGACACATTGCCGTATTGACGCCCTGTATATGGTCTGCAAAAACACAAAATCACCTACATCGTTCCTACGTCCAAACCTAGAACAGTTAATTTCGTCCAATCACGAACTTTTGAACAATCCAATATCCCGAACACTCCACAAAGCCCTACTCCGAACACTCGAACAGTACATCTTCCAAAACTTGACAAACACTCCCAAATGTGTCATAATGTGTACTCTGTTCGGTAGTTTAGATAGTGTCTTGTGTTTATCGATCAGGCGGTTATAAACCTTTATAACTGAAACCAGGGGCCGGTCCTTCCGGTTCCCCTTCTTGGAGGTGCATTTATGCTTGTGCGTAGTGACGACGGCACGGTCGTCATCAAAAAAGATTGGGGTCCTACCCTGATCGGTTCGGGTTACGTGCGGCCCGGGCCAATGAACTGTAAACACGTTTCGTGGGACATGCAGCGACTGCAGACTTCCATGATTCGCAAGTTCAAGCCTACCTTTCGCGAGCGTTTGATTGACGCTCTCCGCTTGGAACGTACGTTCGAGTTATAAGGCTTTATAACTGTCGTTTCTTTTTTCTTTCTTTTCTTTCTTTATCCGAGGTTCACTATGTTTGCTCACATGACTATCGCCCCTATCGCCGCTGCTCTTACCCCAGCGCAGCAAGCTTCCAATAACGTGTTCCACCAGTCGCTGGTGATTGCAGAACTCAACATCTCGGTGTGGACTGGTCGCAAGCTCGACAAGCAGGCCACTCGTGAGGTGACCGCTGCAAACAACGCCGACGCCAGTGTCGGTGCGTTCCATAAGAAATTGCTCGGCGACTGTGCCGAACTGGTTGCAATCCAGAAGTACGCTGCCAATGTGCGTAACTGGCACTACGAGCAAACGTCTTTATGGGGCGATCTCGGCCAGCGCGCGCTGCCGACTGCTCGGTTCCCGATCTATTACGAGGGTATCACCGAGCATCAAGCCGAGTTCGACAAGCTGAAAGAAGCGTTCCTGTCCGCGTATGACTATTTTTGTTCGTGGGCACAGACCGAGGCTCGTGCCAAGCTCGGCTCGCTGTATCGTGAGTCCGACTATCCGTCGGTCGACACCTTGCGTAATAAGTTCGCATTCAGTCATGCACAACAGCCGATGCCCGTTGCAGGGCACTGGCAATTAGATATGCTCAACGAGCACAACCAGATCCTCGCCGAAAGCTTCGCTAACACGTACAACGCTCGGCTCGATGCAACCATGCGCGAGGTTTGGCAGCGCACGTACGATGCCATGTCCAAAATGTCTGAGCGGCTCGACTACGGCTCGGACCCTGCTACTAAGAAAGTATTCCGCGATAGCTTGGTCTACAACCTGCGCGATCTTCTCGAACTGCTCGATGCGTTCAACGTCGAAAACGACCACCGTATGACGGCCATGCGCGACGGTCTCGAAGCCGCGCTCGATGGAGTCTCGCCGGATGCCCTGCGTGAGGACACTAACCTGCGCATGGACACTAAGGCGAAAGTCGACGCGATACTGTCGAACTTGTCTTGGTAATCTTTGTCTTTTGTTTCTCGGCGGTTATAATCCTTTATAACCGCTCTTTTCTTGTGTCGTTTCTTTTTATATTTTGAGGTGTTTACTATGTCTGCTTCCGTTTCCGCAACCACCGCTCTGTACGATCTGTCCATCACCGAGATTGCCGACATGATCGAGAGCTGCCGTGACAACACTGTCCTCGTGCAAGGTCACATGGGCATCGGCAAGTCGTCCATCCTTAAACTTCTTGCCAAGCGTCACCCGACGCATACGCCGTGTTATTTCGACTGCACCACAAAGGACGTGGGCGACATCACGATTCCGCAACTGCACACAATCGAGACAAACGACGACGGGACCACGTGCGTGCGTCACGTGCCGAACGAGGAACTTGGGTTGCATCTGTCCAAGCCGGTCATCCTGATGATCGACGAGTTCGGTAAGGCTAACGCTGCCGTCAAGAACGGCATGATGCGACTCATGCTGGAGCGCAAGCTCGGTGTGCGTTACGGTACGACGCCCGACTCGATGATCTTTGCGACGACTAACTTAGGAAGTGAGGGCGTGGGCGATCTGCTGCTGCCGCACCATCGCAATCGCATCACGGTCATGCGTATGCGCAAACCTACTAACACGGAGTGGATCGCCGAGTACGCGTACAACGCGGGTATTCACCCTGCCGTGATTGCGTGCGTCAATGACAAGCCCGAGTGGTTCGCGTCATTCGAGGACGTTGCCAATGCTGCGGACAATCAGTACATCATGCACCCGGGCGACCGCTCGCGTGTATCGTTTGTTACTCCGCGTTCGCTCGAAGCTGCGTCGCGCTGGCTGTATACGGGCAAGCCACGCAAGATGCTCATGGCCGCGCTCATTGGCTGTATCGGTGCGAAAGCTGCAGGTGAACTTGTTACCTTCTATGACACCGCGCAGGATATGCCTACGCCCGACTCGATCAAGACCAGTCCGCTCACTGCCAAGATCCCGACAACCGAGGCTGCTACGTGCATGGTCGTGCACCGCACTCTTGCCACAATCGGCCGCGAGTGGGTCGACCAGTGGATGGACTACATGGGCCGGCTCGACATGGAGGCTCAGTTGTTATTCATGATGCAGGTCAAGCGCGACGACTACGACAAGCGTGCGATTGTGTTGAACAACGCCAAAGCCCGTGCGTGGTGTCTTGCCAATAACTTCGCATTCAGCGCAGATAAATAAACCCACGACTCGCAACTCGCCGGTTATAACGCTTTATAACCGGCTCTATCTTTTGAGGTGTTCTATGTTGATGATCGCTCGCCAAGCTGCGTTGACCCCTGCGCAGCGACTGACTAAAGCTGTCGGTGCAATCATTGGGTCGCCGCACTACACGCCCGTAACCGGGCTGGTTCTCATGGCTAAACATACGGCCGTGCCGCACGGGACCGACGGCATCGTGACCGCTGCGACTAACGGCGTGACCGCTTTATACAGTGTCGAGTTTATTGACACACTGACCGACGCCGAGCTGCGCTTTCTCATTCTGCACGAGACGTGGCACATCCTGTATCTACATCTCACCACGTACGCCGAGCTGTGGAAGCTCGATGCTCAGTGCGCTAACGCTGCATGCGACTACGTTATCAATATGCGGCTGCTCGACCACGACAAGCGCACGCAGCCCGGGTTTATCACCATGCCAAAGGTCGGGCTGTTCGACGAGCAGTACCGTGGCATGACCGTGCCGCAAGTGTTCAAAGCGCTTTACAAGCAGAAGAAAGGGCAGGGTCAAGGCGGTCAAGGTCAACCACAACCCGGCGAGTCGCTCGACAAGCACGATTGGGAAGGCGCGGGTGAGCTGTCCGACCAGCAGAAAAAGAACTTAGAGCGTGCGGTGCAGGAAGCCGCTCAGCAGGGTGCGTTACTTGCAGGCAAGACCGGCTCGGGTGGTAACCGTATGCTCGATGACGTGCTCGACAGCAAGGTCGATTGGCGCGAGGTCCTGCGTGAGTTTGTTACCACGACATGCACGGGTAGCGACTACTCGACGTGGGCTAGGCCGAACCGCCGGTACTGGGGTGCGGGTATCTATCTGCCCTCGGGTATCAGCGAGAAGGTCGACGAGCTGGTCATCGCCATTGATACGTCCGGCTCTATCGACGGTCAGATGATCTCTCAGTTCATGGGTGAGGTCGCGGGTATCTGCGAGTCGGTCAAGCCCGCCGCCGTGCGCATCCTGTACTGGGATACCGCAGTGTGTGGTGACGAGTCATACACCGAGGACCAGATCGCCAACATCATTCACTCGACCAAGCCGGCCGGTGGCGGTGGCACTCGGGTGTCGTGCGTGTCCGACTATCTATCCAAGCAGGGCATCGCACCACAAGCTGTCATTGTGTTGACCGACGGCTACCTCGGCAGCGACTGGGGTACGTGGACCGTGCCGGTTCTCTGGTGCATCGTGGACAACGCGTCACGCACTGCGCCGAACGGGACCACCGTACACGTAGAGATCTGAGTTATAAGGCTTTATAACCGGGTGTATTTCGCGCCCGGTTTTTTCTTTTGAGGTGTGAGATGGGAATAAATTCTTTTGACGAAGCGGCTGCGTTGTACGCGCGGGTCAAACCGCTCAACGGTGGTCGCAACACGGCATCGCTTAACGTGCGGCCGGTCGGCCCGCGCGGGCGGTTTATGGATCGTATAGCTCGGGTGGATGACATCCGGTACATCATGCTCGACGGGCTGATCCCGGTGGCTATGGCATACACACCCGACACGGTGGCATTCCGCAACGCACCGATACTGTGGCAGCGCAAGGGCGACCAAGAGATGCTGCGCATACGCCACGCACCGGAGGGCATCAATCCGATTGCGCGTGAGAAGTTTTTACAGGCCGTTCTGCCCGACTGCATGACGCTGCGCAAGTCGGACGGCAATACGTTTATCGACATCGACGGTAAAGGGTTTTACCTGCCGCGACCCAAGCCGTACTTTCTTGCTTCCGATTATTTTGACCCATCGTGCCTGTGGTTCGCGCGCCCGCTTCCCACCGATAGTAGTTCCCCGCTGCGCGGCGGTGCGTGGCAGCGTGCAGGCAAACCAGTGGATATGCGCCTCACCACATTGGATAAAGATCTTGTGCGGAAGTTCAAACCCGCGATCAATGAGTTCTATGAATACATGGGCGCAGTGCTGCCGGTGATCGGTGGCGTGGACGTACACACGTTTGATCGGCACGTGGCTAACTTCGTGCCACGTTCTTATGGTAAGCCACTACACCCTCACGTAGATTTGACTAACCTTTCACACAATTTGACACAGAAAGTTAGATCTGTTATACTAGACTCTCAACACTTAAACAGGCTTGATCTTGCAGTGATGTTAGCTAAAGCCCTTGGTCTATACCGTCGCGCGGTTAAGAACACAAAGCTCAGGGATGAGGTGTTTGTAGATGTTGAGTACGAGACGTTGCTGTGTTTGCCGGAGACGGTCGAGCATGCTCGCTACGTACGTTCCACGTATCTCAAGCTCATGTACAAAGCAGCAGATCTGTACGCCAAGCGTACGTATTAATTTAGTTATAACGCTTTATAACCCGAGGTGAAAAATGAACAACTTCCCAAGAAACCCACATCTTGTTTCCGCAACGAAAAGCCGTGCGTATCATGGCTATGTATCACCGTCCGCATCCGCGCATGACTTCTGGATCGACGGTTTCCCCGTTATTGAAAAGCTCCACGAGTTCTGCACTGCGTATCGTAAAGCGTCACCGCACGTTAAGTTCTTTGCTTCGTACGGACACAACGACCATGTTGATCACGTGTACAAAGATTTGTTTGTTTATGCGGACAGCAGCGAGTACGTCATGGGTCGCATCATGTTTAACCAT